AAATAGTTAATTTTTCTCATTGATTCTCCAAACATTTGTTCTTATTATAAACTACGTAGTTAAAAAAGTCAATAAATAAGTTATAAGGAGAGTAAAAAAAATGTCTGAACCAGATATTCAAAGTAGAGCTGAGCTATCGCAATCGCGTAATAGTGCGGCTCCGTCATCATCTACACCAAATTGGGTAGGTGAAATAAGTGATAGTGTTAGTAACGTAGGATCTAGGGCAAAAGATGCATTTATTGAAAATCTACAAGAGTCTTCTTTTGGAAAATTTTTACGTGCTACTGGTATTTTAGGAGCACAACAAGTTGAAGATTTTGATTTTGGCGATACAACTTGGAATTCAAATTCTACACAACCTAGTGATTGGCGTGTAAGATTAAGTTTGCCAGCAAATTTTACTTCAAGTCCGGTACTTGCTCCACTTAATAGAACAAATGGTTTAGTTTGGCCATACACTCCTCAAATTTATGTGACTCATAGTGCATCTTACGCACCTATTAAGCCTATACATAGTAATTATCCGTTCTTTGCATATCAAAACTCTCAAGTGGATCAGTTTAGTATTACTGGAGACTTTACTGTAGAAAATAGTTTAGAAGGCCAGTATTGGCTAGCGGCAGTTCATTATTTAAGAAGTGTCAGTAAAATGGCTTATGGTAGAACGCCAGATTCAGGAAGTCCTCCACCTGTAGTAAGATTAAATGGCTACGGCGACCATGTTTTTAAAAATGTTCCAGTGGTTGTAACACAATTTGCTGTTGAATTAAGTCAAGATGTAGATTACATTTATGTTAAAGGTATAGGTGCTGGCGGAAGTCATGTGCCTACTAGAAGTAATATTCAATGCACTGTTCAGCCTATTTACAGCAGAAGGGCTGTAGAGTCATTTAGCTTACAAAAATTTGTAAACGGTACATATGTTAACAAAACGGGCGGTTTTATATAATGGCAAAATATACAAAAACAAGTCCCTGGAACGCAACTAGCATAGTAGGCAAACAATATTTAGATCTTTTATCTATCAGACCAGTTCCAGCTGAAGATGATGATAGGTTATATACTATTGAAGAACAATATACGCATAGACCAGATTTAATGGCTTATGATTTGTATGATGATCAGAATCTGTGGTGGGTGTTTGCACAAAGAAATATGGAAATAATTAAAGATCCTGTATATGATATAGAAGCAGGAGTGCAAATTTACTTGCCCAAAAAAGAATCATTAACAAGAATTTTAGGAATTTAAAATGCCTATCACTGTTGGTAGAGGAATAGATGTAATAAAAGGTGTTGCTACAACTGTACCAGGAGCAACTGTGTCTCCTGTAACAGGTGTTCAACCTATACAAGAAGCTAATTTTTTAAATTCAGTACAATCAATAGGACAGCAGATTGCAAGTTTTTTAGGATCTGGAGGTCCACCATTTCCAAATGAATTAAGAGACTTTGCAACATACAATTATGTGTTTACATTTGGTTGTTTGAATAACTTTGAAATAAATTTTCCAGATATAACATACAGGGTATCAGATCCTTCTACTGTAGTCCTAAAATCAGGAGGAAATGCAGGATCAGGTGCGGCAACTGTATATGAATCTGGAGGAAAAGTAGAATATTACATTGACGATGTAAGCATTGAAACAATAATAGGTTTCAATCCGCAAACAAAACAATCTAATGCTACAGGAATAGACTTTAAAGTTACAGAACCATTAAGTATGGGCTTGTTTCTACAAAGTTTACAAGTTGCATCACTTAGATCAGGCCATAAAAATTATCTAGAAGCACCATGGGTATTAGCTGTTGAATTTAAAGGGTCAGATGAAAACGGAAATCAAGTTTATAAACCAGGAACCAGGAGAATTTTTCCTTTAAAATTAGTAAACATAGATTTTGAAGTAACAGAAGGCGGCAGTGTATATAACGTAAAGGCAATTCCTTGGCACGAGCAAGCGTTAACAAACGAAGTACAAAGTATAAAAACGGATTTGCAAATACAGGGAAAAACTGTACACGAACTTTTACAAAAAGGAGGGTTTAGTTTACAACAGCATATAAACAGACGACAAGAAGAAAGGAAAAAGAAAGGAGAAGTTGTAACACCTGATGAAGTTGTAATATTATTTCCAACAGATAGATCAAGTGCTACAGAAGGATTAGGAGGCGCACAAGAAAAAGTGGAATCTGCTACTGTTAATCCAAAAGATTCGGGATCAGGCACAAGTGGTTTTACTGAAGAAGATAAAAGAAAAATTTATGAATCAGTAACAGGTACTGAAAATGCTCCTATTCCTGATGATTTTGATGCAGAACTTTCTAAACTTTTAGGCATTGTTGTGAAACGCAGTGAAATAGGTGATAACATTAAATCATATGCTGATAATTTAGAAAATGTAAACGAAATAGGAAAGTCTGAATTAGTTGAAAATTTTTTAACAGGAAAAACAGAACCATTTGGCAGACCAAAGTTTGTTGAAGTAAAAGATAAGCCAGGCACATTTGAAAGAGGCAAAGTGCAAATTAGTAACAAACTCAGCACACTGACTTTTAAAGCAGGTACAACTGTACAAGAAATAGTAGAAGAAATTGTAATTTTAAGTGATTATGGTAAAAAAATTGTGGATGCTAAAGAAGACGAAAACGGAATGGTGCCATGGTATAAGGTTGAGGCAGATGTTTACAATATTACAGATCACGAAAACATGGATAAAGTTGGCAAATACCCTAAAGTATATGTATATAGAGTCATACCGTTTAAAGTACATGTAAGTAAATTTCAACCAGCAACAAAATCAAGTCCAGGAATTGCTAATTTGAAAAGACAAGCGTGTAAAAAGTATGATTATATCTACACAGGACAAAATGATGATATTTTAGAATTTAATATCAATTTTGATGTGGCATTTTTTACTGCGATAACACCTTTTGGTGGCGCAAATAAAGCAGGGTCTAAAGACGATAAAGAAAATTCAGTAGCAGGCGACGGTGACCAAACAGAAGTTGAAGTTAAAGATGGTGACAGTGGAAACTTATCTGCATCAGGTAATGCTCCTTTGCAAGAAAAGTTACAATCAGGAACAGGCGGAAAATCCGGTGGAGCTAGAGATATGGACAATATTAGGACTAGCGTTGCAAGAGATTTTAATGATGCACTTGTCAACAGCACAGTAGATTTAGTAACAGCAAGGATGACTATATGGGGAGACCCTTATTTTATAGCTGACAGCGGAATGGGCAATTACAATTCTGCAGAGACCGACTTAATAAATTTAACAGCTGATGGTACAATGGATTATCAAAGCAGTGAAGTTGATATAGAAATAAATTTTAGAACACCATTAGATTATTCTCAAGGAAATTATATGGATTTTCCAAATTTAGGAGTTTCACCTGTTGGAGCATTTAGTGGTGTATATAACATAATAACATGTACAAATAATTTTGCAGATGGACAGTTTACTCAACAAATGAGTTTGATTAGAAGAAGAAACCAGCCAGGAGAAGATACAAAAATTCAACCTACTACAGAAGGAAATAAAGCAGTTGAAACTAAAACAAAATCTAAGAATACTGACAAAGGTAAAGCTGCAGGAGCTTCAGATACCAATGAAACAATAGCAAAAGGCCAAGAAGCAGGCAAAGGTTATAGAGGAGGATATGGGTTCTAATGTCAACTGTCAATAAACCAGCAAATAGATTAACAAGAGGAATAAAGCCAGATTGGTTAAAAGGTGGAGGCCCATATGTAGGTAGGATTGTTAATCATTTAGATTCTGAATTTATGGGTAGGTTAGAAGTAGAAATTTTAAAAATTTCTGAATCAGGAAATGAAGATTCAGATACAAGTAGTGGATATTCTATTCCTTGCTCTTATGTAAGTCCTTTTTATGGCGTCACGCCTAGATCAGGAGTTACCGATAATCCGGGATTTGATTTTACACAGAAAAGTTATGGCTTATGGGCAATACCGCCTGATATTGGTGTAAAAGTTTTAGTATTTTTTGCTGAAGATAATTATGGCCATGGTTTTTGGATGGGCTGTATACAAGACAAAAATATGAATTTTATGATTCCTGGAGGTGCAAGCACTACTTACAACGAAGAAAATAAAAGTAAACCTAGACCTGTTGGAGAATATAATAAAAAGAGAGAAAAAGCTGCAGGTAAGGATGCTACACAGTATATAAAACCTTGTAATATGGATGCCTGTAATGTTTTAGATTCAAGCGGACTTGATAGCGACCAAACAAGAGGTACTAATACGTCTAGTGCAAGAAGAGAGTTGCCTAGTATGGTATTTGGCTGGAGTACTCCAGGTCCATACGATCGACGTTCAGGAAAACCTAAGGTTGCATATGGAGAAAAATTTGGACAAAGTCAAGTTCCATTTTCAAGACTAGGTGGTAGTAATTTTATAATGGACGACGGCGATGCTTCTTTAATTAGAAAAACAAAAGCAAACGCAGGCGCAATGGAATATGCTAATGTTGAAAAAGGGGAAACAGGTGATGTAACAGTACCACACAACGAGTTTGTAAAATTAAAAACAAGAACAGGACATCAAATTTTATTACATAATAGTGAAGATTTAATTTACATATCGCACGGTAGTGGAAACAGTTGGATTGAATTAACTGCAAATGGAAAAATCGATATCTACGCAAAAGATAGTGTGAGTATTAGAACGGAAAATGATTTAAACATCAAAGCTGAAAGAGATATGAATATAGAAGCAATGAATAATATCAATATCAAAGCAGGAAATGAAATGAGATTACATTCTGTTGCTCCTATGAGTTTAAAAACAGACGATGTAATGAATTTAGAATCAACAGCTGAAATGAATATTAAGACAGCCGATCAAATGAATTTACAGTCTAGTTCTGATATGAGTTTGAAAATTGGTGCTGATGGAAAAATTACCACAAGCGGAAAATTAAATTTAGATACAAGCAAAGTTGTTGCAGGTTCTGCTCTAGATGTTGACGGTCCGATCAAAGCAAAAGGAAATATTGAAACACCTGCAAATATGATGGCACTAGAAGTTAAAGGTATAAGAGTTAGATCTACCCACCCGCCTGTTACTATAGGAGGAGGCATGGCAGGATCCGCCGGCGGATCACCATCATCTGCAGCTTCAGCAGGATCAGCTACACCTGCAGATTTGCCTATGAGACTACCTTCTTTCGAACCATGGGATGGCCATGAAAACGTGGATCCTACTTTACATACGCCTGACAAAACAGATAGCAGTTCTGTAACACAACCAGGTAGCGGTACAGCTGGAATAACAAGAGATACATTCAGAAAAACAAACGGTTAAATATAGTATGAGCACATTAGAAAAAAAATTATTTAGAGATATAACTGTAAAAGGTAATCAAAAGAAAAATTCTTACCAATTAGGTTCTAAATATTACCGTGGTATTAGCACAGTTAATCCCAATAACACAAATCCTGTCCTTTACGATATAGCTCTTATTAAACAAGATATAATTAATCATTTTCATATCAGACAAGGTGAAAAGTTGTCTGATCCGACTTTTGGCACAATTATATGGGATGTACTTTTTGATCCACTTACACCTGCTTTGAAAGATGCCATATCACAAAATATTACAAGAATTGTTAGTTCCGACCCAAGAGTAAAAGTAAAAAATATTACAGTTGATCAGTACGAAAGTGGATTGCAAATAGAGATAGATTTAGAATATTTGCCTTACAATATATCAGAATCAATGAGGTTAACGTTCGATGAAAATAATGGATTTTTAACCTCCTGATTATATACGTACTTTTCGATGTTCGATAAATATTAAAAAGGAATAAAATATGTCATCTACAGATAGACAAAATAGGTTACTAGTAGCAGAAGATTGGAAGAGGATCTATCAATCTTATCGCAATGCAGATTTCAAAAGTTACGATTTTGACAATCTTCGACGCACTATGATAAACTATTTGCGACAAAATTATCCAGAAGATTTTAATGATTATATTGAAAGCTCTGAATATCTTGCCCTTATTGACTTAATTGCATTTTTAGGACAAAATATTGCTTTTAGGATGGATTTAAATGCCAGAGAAAATTATTTAGAATTAGCAGAACGTAGAGAAAGTGTGTTAAGATTAGCACGACTTTTAAGCTACAATCCAAAACGTAATATAGCTGCAAACGGAATTCTAAAAGTTTCAAGTGTGTCAACTACAGAATCTTTTGTAGACTCTAATAATATAAATTTAGAAAACCAAACAATCATTTGGAACGATACTGCAAATCCAAACTGGTACGAACAGTTTGTTAAGGTATTAAACAGAGCTTTACCTACAAATGGAACTATAGGAAAACCTATTAAAAAAGAAATTATTGATGGAATACCTACAGAACAATATAAATTAAATTCGAATAACACTAATGTTCCTAATTTTACTTTTACGCAAGCTATAGATGGTGCAAGCACTAATTTTAGTCTTGTGTCAACAGACATTACAAATAATCAGATTATTGAAGAAGTGCCAAAACCAGGAAGCAATTATGCATTAATATATAGAGAAGATGGAAGAGGAGCAGGTAGTGCAAACACAGGTTTCTTCAGTCATTTTAGACAAGGTTTGTTAGACAGTGGAGATTTTTCTGTGTTAAATCCTAGCACTAATCAAAATGTATCAATTGATGCAACTAATATTAACAATACAGATGTTTGGTTATACAGCTTAGATGACACCGGAGCTGAAAATGAGCTTTGGACTAAAGTAGATGCTATTGAAGGAAACAATGTAATTTACAATAGTATCAGTAAAAAAATTAGGAATATTTACAGTGTATTATCTAGAGTTGATGATAGAGTAAGTTTGATATTTGCAGATGGAACTTTTGGAAATCTTCCACAAGGAGATTTTAGAGTATATTACAGAACAAGTAGTAATAGAAAGTTAGTAATCACACCAAATGACATGCGAGGTATTTCAATTGATATTGATTATATAAGTAACACAGGTAAAATTGAAACATTATCAATGGTTTACGAATTACAATATACTGTCGATAATGCTAGTGTAGCAGAAACAAATTTAAATATAAAAGAAAAAGCACCAGCTACGTATTATACACAAAATAGGCTTGTTACAGCTGAAGATTATCAGATAGGGCCTTTAACAGTAAACCAAGAAATTATAAAAGCAAAAAGTGTTAATCGTACTACAAGTGGTATATCAAGATATTTTGATCTTATAGACGCTACCGGAAAATATAGTAAAACAAACCTGTTTGGTACAGATGGTGTAATATACAAAGAAATTTTAGATACAAAAGAAAAATTTACTTTTACAACTCAAACTGATATTGAAGGTGTGATATTAAACACAATCGAACCTATTTTAGCAGGTAAAAAAATAAGAAATTATTACTTCAGTGAGTATCCAGCAGTTGATACTCAAGACTTATCTATAACTTGGAATAAAATTACAAGTGATACTAATATTTGTACAGGTTACTTTACAAATATAAATGATATTAAACAAACATTAGGTACTTTTACTACATCAATTTTGAAATTAATTAAGGCCGGATCATCAATTAAATTTATTGCGCCTGCAGGAAAACATTTTTCACCAAAAAATGAACTTAAAGATGGCGAAGCAAATTATTTGAATGCTACTACATATAAGTGGGTAAAAGTAGTGAATGTCACAGGAAACGGTACTTTAATAAATGATGACAACACAGGACCTGTATTGTTAAATGATGAAATTCCTACAGGAGCACAATTAGTAGAAATAAAACCTAGTGTTGCCCAAACAATTGAATCTGATGTTAAAACACAACTAGTAGACCAAATTTTTTCTAATAAAACTTTTGGTTTAAGATTTGATAGAGATTTAGGACAATGGAGAGTCATAACAGAAAGTAATTTAGATGTAACGTCTCCGTTTAGCATAGGAAAAACAGGAGACATATCAGGACAAAGAATTGATGCAAGTTGGTTGTTAAAATTTACCACTGATGGAGAAACTTATACAATTGACTATAGAGGATCTAGATATGTATTTGAGTCAGATGTAGAAATAAGATTTTACTTTGATAGTAGTGATAAAATTTATAATTCTTTGACAGGAAAAATTGTTAAAGATAAAATTATTGTCTTAAACAATAATAATAAACCAGATAGTATACAAAATTTTACTGTAGATCATAATTGGGAAATAGTACAAGAATATAGAGATGCAGTTGGTTATGTCAATACAAAAAAAGTAGAAGTAACGTTTTTTGATAATGACGATGATGGAGTAGTTGATGACCCAGAAATATTTACAGAAATTGTTGCTCCGGACGTAAATTCAAACACAAAATATATTTTCCTAAAAAAGTTTGTCACTATGGACGGAGTTGTAGATTTTAATTATATAAGCAATGATAGTTTATCTATTATTATACTTCAAAACAAAAGTCTCTTAGGTGCGTTAAGTGTTTACGAAGATAATCAAGTATTTTATTTTATAGATGAAAATATATTTGAAGTGTTTAACAAAACTTTAGGAAAGACATCTGTCACATCAGATTATAAAGCATTTTTAGGAAGAGAAAAAATAAAATTCCAATATATACATGCTGCTGATGATACGTCAAGAATTGATCCTAGTTCTAGCAATATTATAGATACATATATTTTGACTAGGGGATATGATACACAGTTTAGACAATATTTAGATGGTACTATTGCAAGTAGGCCTAGACCACCTTCAAGCGATAATTTGTTTATAAATTACGGAACCGAGTTAGATAAAATTAAATCTTTAAGTGATGAATTAGTATACCATCCTGTCAAATATAGAGTTTTATTTGGAAATAAAGCGGAGAGTTCTTTGCAAGCAAAATTTAAAATAGTTAAAAACCCAGATGTTGTGTTAAATGACAATGATATAAAATCAAGAGTAATTAGTTTAATCAATCAATTTTTTGCTTTAGAAAATTGGGAATTTGGAGAAAAATTTTATTTTAGTGAGCTTTCAACATATGTAATGCAAGAAATGGCTCCTGATGTAGTAACCTTTTTAATTGTACCTCAAGATGCAAGTCAATCTTTTGGTAGTTTATTTGAAATCAAATCAGAACCAGATGAAATTTTTATAAGCGGAGCGACGGTAAATGATTTACAAATTATAGATGCTGTAACTGCAAATCAACTTGTAGCCGAAGGGCTTGTTGTTACAAGCGGTTCAACAACTAATGTTGGTATTACAAGTAGTGTAGCGTCGGCGTCTACAACAACTTATACAACCACAGGTATTACAACTACAAGTAGTAATACAACAAGTACATCTAGTTCTTCAAGTTCAAGCAGTTCAAGCAGTTCAAGTAGTTCAAGT